AGGTAGAGATCTCTAGCGTCATGAACGCTTGCTCAAACACAGACCAGTGGTTGTGCTTGATACAATAACTAAGGAGTCCCGCTACCTTCGGATTCTCCTGGTTGTTCGGGTTCGATACTCTCGCTACGTACCCCATCATCTTCTCCGCTTCTGGAGTCGCTGAGATCAGTTTTACTGGTGAATCTGTCATCAATGTATCCGAATCCGTAGGTTGATTTTTCTCTGGCATTTACTAGTTTACGAAGTTGTTTTGCCTGATACAACTCCTTCTTAATCTTAGCATACTCTTCGTTATCATACAAGTGTCCTTTCTCTAACGCCTGAGTAAGCCACTTGATATACTGCTTGAGTGATTGTGGTTGTTTAGTCTGGGTATCCATCGTCATCTCCTGAGTCATATTTAAATCCAAACTTACTATCCGTAGACGGTGTAGTAGGTTGGTAAGCTTGTGTATCTGAGTAAACCTCAGACTTTAAACTGTCAACTAATAGCTCCAGGTTTTTAACGATAAGTTTTAGTTTTTGTCTGTCCATATGGTGTACAGTTTTACAGATCATAGCATAAAAAAAGAGGGGCGTCAACCCCTCATCTATTAGATGTCAAACAATTCGGTTAGAGAATTATATCTTCTTCTATTTTTGTATTCTCTACCTACCTTATCCCAATCACGTCCACACTTTGTACCTGTTTCATCATTCATGTACTTATCAATCCAGTACAAAATAAATGATACTGTCCTGTCCATGTTATCCCACCGTGTATCCTTACAGATAGTAGGGTCTTTAAACATACCACCTGTCTTCCATGTCTCCGTAATATGAGTGACACCATCCCAGTCAGAACTATAAGTGTTTCCAACTCCTTTCTCAATCAACTGCCACATGTTAATAAGTTTTTGATTCTTAGGTCCATAGTAATCAAGAGACATAAGAGCAGCACAAATAAATGGTTGACACCACCTCTCTTTCTTTTCCATAAGTTTGTCGAGTGCTGGTAAGCAACCTTTGATCATCCAATAAGAAAGTTGATCTCGAAGTGCCTCAGTATTTTTGAGACCTGATTGATTCCACTCGGATGGTTTCATAAAATGACATGCTTTATTCATGCCAGTGATGATCTGACCTTTAGCAAGTTTGTCACTAATAGGAGTGTAATCATAAAATCCTGTCAAGATACCATAAACTTTCTGTTGATTTTTTTCTGTTGCTTCAGCAGAATCAAAGGTATCGTAACACTTACGAATAGCATCAAGATCTTCGTAGTCATATGTGATAGCAATAAGACTTTCTGGCAAGTAATCTGATCCTTCTTTTTCCCAATTCATTGCCCTGGTGTTTCCATCTACTCTAAACACCATACCTTTTGGATAGAATTTTTCAGCAACAGTACAGTCTTTAGTCAATCGTACTAGATGAACAACACAATGTTCGGGTCTTAGTTCTTTTAAGTGTCCTCTTGCTTTAGACAATCGTGCTTCAGTATCTCGTTGACAAGGAACTTCTGGTAAGTCGAGAAACTTTTGTAATGAATATTTTTTACTTACAGAAATGTTTGTAGTCGCGTCTCTAAAATTAATCATGTTTTTACAAAGTAATTAATAACTAATCAATACTCAACTGAATACTGCCAGCATATGCTGGGGCGTTATTAGTGTACTAAAATAACATAGCATAAAAAAAGAGGGGTGTCAACCCCTCCTGTATACTGTGTGGATTCTATTTCATAAGTAAACCTCCACATATCCTTTTACAGGAGTGTGAATTTAAAGCATCACATTCGATTAGACATTCATAGTAGTCACTTAGTTTTTGATTTTCTACTGCCAAGTCATCGATAGTGTCTTCAAAATGACGCCACTCATTTAACTGAGCTCTTGATAAAAGATTGTGCATATGTCACCTCTATTATCTTAAATTGTAAACCACATAATCAAGATAGGCTAGGGATCATTTTCTCACCTCTCATAAATCTATTACTATTTACAGTCAGTCTATCCAGTTATTCTCAAAATGGTATCGACACCATACAATTCGTGATTTTTGTATACGTTGCTACAGAATTGATGTTAAGATAAAAAAAGAGAGGGTCGAAACCCTCTCTAAGCAGTAAGTTTTCACTTGGTATAAAGTTTACCACGATAACAGAATGTACCGTGGGTCTCTTTACTCTCGACACAACGGGTATCATACTCAACACCACGATAAGAGGTGTGAGAAATCTGGGCGTCGTGAAGTGCAGCAGCCTTTTGAATCTGCCTACGAATGAGATTAAGTGTGTTCATGTGTCTTCTCCTGAAGTAGTTGGCGTGTTTAGTGCCGTTCCTTCAGTCGTTTGCGTCCCAATAACAATCAGGTGTTGATTCCTTTACGGTCTCTACAAGTTCTACCTTGATAGTATCAGGTAGATTTTTGTGCTTATCAATCCTCAGCAAAATAGCATCGGCGTCGGCACAACTGATCGTAGTGTATAGAAGTGATTCTATTAGCATGGGATGAACGCTCCGTTCCGCGACTTACTTGCGTCCCTGGTGGGATGAACGATGGTAGTATAGTCTACCATAATATGTATACTATGTCAAATGTAACAGTTGTTACTGTTTTATATTCTTTTAACATGAGTAACCCTGGAGTCTTGTGACCCCAGTGCCTCTATTATATAGTAAGATGCCTCTAATGGCAAGGAAGATGTGCCACATGTATAAACGTCTACAGCACACGACCCTTGCTCTGGCCATGTGTGGATACTGATGTGACTTTCTGCTAGTAATGCTACAGCTGTGATACCTTGAGGATCAAACTTATGTGTCATTAAATTGAGCAGGGTCATCTTGCCTTTGATGACTGCCTGCTCGAACATTTCGACGATAAACTTTTCGTCGTTTAATTTTTCTATGTCACACTCGTAAAGATTCAATAGATAATGGTCACCCATTAGGAAATACTTCCCGTCAACCAGAAACCATCTTTACCTTTTCTATTACACTTATGAATCTTGACATCGTATCCATACTTGAATAGGTGCTGGCAGAATACAATGGTGTGTCTAACATCATGGAAAAAGAATACTTCTGAATACTTTTTGGTAGAGACAGGCACACCATTAGCATTGATCCTCATCAAGACTTTCTTCTCTGCCTTGGGACCATCTTCAAACTTCCAGAAGAGAATACAAAAGGTTTGGGTCTTAGAAGGTACTACTTCTTGAAGGATTCTTCTTTCTTGAGGTGTAATTTCCATGTCAGGTTTTCTTTGGCGGGTTCCACATTTTAGGATTGACTCGACCCTCTGTTTGGGTCATGTTAACTAAGTCACTATGGTATTTATCCCAATAGTCATCAAAAATATCTACTTGAGCAGCGGCAGAAGCAATATCGAACTTGCTAATACCATCTACAGTATATTCTATTAAGAAAGTGTTGTAAGGGAGAGATCTATCTGTACTGATAGAAGGGTCACAATCTTCATGAATAATTCTACAACCTTTACCCATTACGATCTACCTCCCCATTTAATTTGTGGGAATGCTGCTTCCACACATGCCTTAGTAATCTTATACTTCTTATGAAGTACCTTATCTTTAGCAGCAATCAGCACTGCTGCTTCTGTTTCCTGTAGTCCCTCTAGCATCTGAATGAACAGATCCTCACGCTTGGATTGCTTGAGTGACGATGAACCACCCTTGAAGAAGAGATAGAGCTTACGGTACTCATGCTCAAGCACGGTGTGTTCCGTCCCAGCAGGGGCATCGTTGGGCACGTAGGGGACATCTCCTGGAGGGAGTAGCGATACAACACTGTCATCATAGTTGACGATCAGGATGGACCTGAGGGCAGGTGTGTTGTACTCCTGTAGTAGTTTAATCTTCTGTGCTTTCGTCTTGGCATTACTCACCTTTTGGAGCACTTCAGAAATAAGTAGTTTCATTTTGTAAAAGTAGTCGGTGTACGAAAGAAATATTTTTCCATTAGAGTGTTCAACTTATGTTTATGAAAATACTCTAGCGGTGGTTGCTTCTTATTTGTATTTAGAGAGTTGTAAAGATCCATAATTTGATCTTCAATTTCCTCAGGCACACAGTCGAAGTCAATAAGTTGCTTGTTACGCTGGTAGTTGGATAGTGCTTCCTTTGTTCTACAGAACTGACCTGGACCTTCCTTCACCCACTTGGCAAGATTCTTTTGACTAATAGGTTTCTGTCTTATGCCAACAACAAAGGTGTCATCAGCAGACAGATAGTTAGGAATACCATCAGACTTATCGCCCTTAATAATATGTTCTTTAACATAGGTGTACGGGTCGGCATGGGTAACCTCCTTCTTCATGATCGGGTTGAATTGTTTCACTCCAGGATACTTTTGAAGTTGAATAAAATCTTTGTCACCAGAAAGGATCAAGATCTTATCAGTGCTTTTGTTCTTACATAGTGTGGAGATAACATCATCGGCTTCTGCTCCATGTACCTCCAACACTTTGAAGTGAAAGTGTTCTCTAATCTCATCACGAATAAGATTAAGGACTTCAAAAATGTTAGACCAGTTGTGACTAGATTTTTCCCTATCTTTCTTTCTATTCTGTTTGTAGTAAGGGAAGACTTCTTTTCTCCAGTAATGTTTGCTGTCATATGCTAGCACAACTTCACCGTATTCTTCCCCGTATTGTTTCTCGTAAGCAAATAGTGAAGACAAGACCATGTGTCTTGCCAGATCTACATTGAGATCTTCCTTTTTCAATTGGACCATCAGATTACTAATCATAATCTGATTCATGTCAATAATAATCATCCTCGTCCTCAGTTTCGTTGATAAATTTTATGGAATAAAGTTCTTCATTAATAACCATACCATCTTCGTCATACATCTCTGGGTGAAGAACATCATCCTTCGCCAGCATATTGTACAGGAAATCATTTGCTACCCAACCTATTGTAAGACCAACGACAAAGAATAATGCCGTCATCAAGGTTGAGAAGAACAAAATTACGGGGATTGTCATAGTAATACTCCTTAGTTACTATCTGCCTCCCAAGTAAATTCAATGTTAAAATTAAATTTCTTTTTTAGGAGGTGTACTGTATGATGAAATTTGAATCCTGTGGTTTCGGGTTCTGGTTCCTTTTTGTCCCTCCTGAGCATGAGCTCCACACCTTTATTTATCTTCAACTCCTGACTCATTTCTTCTTAGTGGAGATCATTCCTCGTTCAACAAAGTAACGAACAGATTCTGTGAGGTCACCGATAGGTTCTTCGTCAATGATAAGACGTGGGAAACTAGAGGCACCTGGAAAATACTTATTGAACTCATCCATAGTAAGATTCTTTCCAAGACGAAACTCACTGTACTCAAGTCCAGTACGTTCCATCAGTTCCTTCATCTTACTACAGTAGCCACAACCATTGGTAGTAAAAATTTTAATTTCCATAAAAAAGAGGGTCGTTTGACCCTCGTATTATACCACACCTAGAGCATTCCAGCAAGCATGATTAAGAAACATATAATTGTGAAGACTAGCAGCACCGAGCAAGCAATAATTAACTCCCTCATTGTGGTGCTCTCGCCGTTAGGTTCGTGGTCTCCATGGGCAGTCATAACATCCAGCTCCACAACATCCTCTAGGTGAAATGTTTGTCGAGGACTTCGATACGTTCTTCTTCATGGGCAATGATGTCTAGTTGATCTTGAATGGCACCGAGTACATCTGGATGTTCACCGATACCAGCAGGGTAATTTAGATAGATCTCAACATTTAGTTTTGCTTTCTCGATGTTGCCGAAAGCATTATTTCGTAAAGCACTTAGCGTTTGTTCTCTTAAAACAGACATTAATAAAGTTCCTCCTCTGCCTCTCCTTGTACAGTACAGTCACTGGTGGGATATGAAACACAAAGCAGAGCAAACCCTGCTTCAATTTGATCGTCGTCTAGGAATGATTGATCTTCCTGATTGATGGTGCCTTCTAGAATCTTACCAGCACAGGTAGAACAAGCACCAGCACGACAAGAGTAAGGTAGATCTACGCCTGCTTCATCAGCAGCGTCAAGAATGTATGTGTCGTCATCACACGGGAAGGTAGTTTCTCCTTCTTGAGTCCTGAGCGTAATAGTGTATGTCATGCTATACAATTGATTGTATCTTATATATTATACCACGTGTTGTCGTGTTTGACAACGCTAACCTTCATCATTGTAAAGGTTCTCAAGTCTTAGTTTCTGTTCACTGAATTCTTTACTATTCATACCAGAAACATCTACATACATCACCTCTTCACCTGGAAGAGGCGCTTCTGGATGTCTAGTTGTTTTAATGGGGGTATCCATCTCATTAATTGATTTGATGTTCGCCCACATCAGGGCGAAAGCACCACCACCAATAGCAAATAGACATCCAAAGAAGAGCAATGGGATCAAAGTGCGTTACCTCTAGGTAGAACTTCTTCGGGGAAGACAAAGTTTTCATGTGGTTGATCAGCAGGTGCCAACCAAGCACGTAGACCTTCATTCAAAAGAATGTTCTTTGTATAGAAAGTCTCAAACTCTGGATCCTCCGCTGCCCGAATCTCCTGAGATACAAAGTCGTAAGCACGAAGATTAAGAGCGAGTCCAATAATACCGATAGAACTGACCCAGAGACCCATGACGGGAACGAAGAGCATAAAGAAATGGAGCCAACGCTTATTGCTAAAAGCAACACCGAAGATCTGTGACCAGAAACGGTTCGCAGTAACCATCGAGTAAGTCTCCTCCTCTTGTGTACTGTCAAAAGCCTTGAAAGTATT